CCGTAAGTCTGATATGCGCTTGGCTGGTTCAATACCTTTTGTGGTTGCTGAAATGTGGGCGCGGGAATGCGGAGCCAAAATCGGGTCGCAAGAGTTCGCAGAATATGTTAAAAAGAAGTTGATGAGTGGCGAATTTAGCAAGCTGATTGCAAATGGTTATTGAGGATCAACACATGGCAAACGAGAATTGGCATTTGTCCAAGACTATTCCTATTTCTTTTTTGGTTGGCATTGTGGCGCAAACTTTCATTTTGGGTTGGCTCATTGCAGATGCGCAAAATACTATTGAGATGAATACAAATAACATTATGCGCAACACAAACGACATAGAGGTGTTGGAAAACCGTGTGAATGACCACGCTGTTATGCTTGGACGCATTGACGAAAACCTAAAGCATATCCGTGATTACATAGAGAACAAGTGATGAGATGGCTATTCTGGAAAGCATTGCCGCCGCAAACGCGGCTTACAGCGTCATAAAGACTGCGCTGGGCAACGGCAAAGAGACTGCTGGTCTTATTGGTGCCGTAGGTAAGTTTCTCACTGCTGAAGATGACATCAAGCAAGCTGTCCAGAAAAAGAAGAATAGTCCACTAACGGCGATTGCTGGCGGTGAAGAAGGGGATTGGGAGGAATTTCAAGCCCTTGAAAACATAAGAGAAAAACGCCGTGAATTGGAAAGTTATATCCGTTTGTATGGCCAACCTGGCCAATGGGATAGGTGGATACAGTGGCAAAATGAGGCGCGTAAGCAACGTCAGGCTGCGCGTAAAGCGGCAGAGAAAAAACAAGCGGAACTGATTGAGCAACTTCAAGTTGCTGCTGGGATTATAATTGCGCTGACTGTCTGCGTCATTGGTATCTATTATCTTGGCGTATATCTGGATCGTTGGTGATGCGTGATGAGTGGAAAGCGATACTGGCGTATGTTTACGCTTTTATTTGTTTCTTTGATTTTGTGGTTGTTCCTAGTTGGATTGGGATAAACAGGCCACCGATTGACGATCTAGCGTATCTCAACATAGAAAAGTTCAAGCAAGTATGGCAGCACCACCAGCCGTTTACCTTACAAGGGGGCGGCATGTTTCATCTGGCATTTGGCGCACTTTTGACAGGTTCGGCATTAAATGGTTATGGTAAAAAGGGGTAATAAGTATTTTTTCTATGATGAAAGGGGAAAGGTGCTTATAATTACGCGATCCCGCCAGATAGGGGAAAGGTACGCAAATGAACAAGCAAGACTACGATCTAAACGGAAACGGAAAGATTGATCCTGATGAGCGCGAGATCATGTTGGAAGATCGTCGCAGGCGCATGGAAGATCAGGACGCCAAGAGAGACACGCAGAGGCGGCTCACAGTGGCGTGTACTGCTGGAATGCTTGTCTACCCGTTAGTAATCTTTCTCGCAGTCTGGGTGGGCCTAGATCGCGCGGCAGAACTAATTACAGACATAGCAAGCGTTTATGTGATTGGTGCTAGTGGTGTTGTGGCGGCATACTTTGGTTTCAACGCAATGGAAGCCAATGTTTCGCGGAAAGAAAATGTAGATGTCAGGTGAACAGTTACTAACGCATGTAATTGTGAAGCTGTTGGAGATTGTTCTAGGCGTTGAGATGACGCTGTATGGGAGTGTTCTGGTATGATACAAGCACTGATTGGCCCATTGACTGAGTTAGCTGGTGGGTGGCTAAAGGGCAAAGCTGATGCGCAAGCGGCAGCGGCAAACTTAAAGTTGGTAGAGGCAGAGGCCAAAGCTACCATTATGAAATCCGCAGCTACGTCTGAAGCCGAATGGGAAAAACTGATGGCCCAAGGGTCACAGAATAGCTGGAAAGATGAATGGCTAACTATTCTATTCAGCATCCCACTTATTCTAGCGTTTTTGCCTTTTGAATGGGCAGATCAAGCAGTGACGAATGGGTTTGCTGCATTAGAAAAAATGCCAAGCTGGTACAGTTATACTTTAGGTGTAATCGTAGCTGCATCGTTCGGTGTACGTTCGGCAACTAAATTCTTTGGAGGAAAGAAATGAGTTTTAAATTATCCAATCGCAGCTTGGGCAAATTAGAGGGCGTTCACCCAGATATGGTTGCAACGGTCAAACGCGCCATTGAACTGACTAAGGTAGACTTTGGTATTACATGCGGCCTGCGCACTGTAGAGGAACAGAAACGCTTGGTTGCCACTGGTCGGTCACAAACCATGAATAGCAAGCATATACCGCAATCGGATGAATATTCACATGCCGTGGACTGCTTAGCGTATGTGGATGGGGATGTATGTTGGGAAATCAACGTCTATGATGACATCTGCGATGCGATGGCTGCGGCTGCAAAAGAAACGGGTGCATCTATTAAATGGGGTGCTGCATGGTCTGAGGGTGACATACGCGCCTACACAGGCACGGCAGAGGATGCTATGAACGCCTACATTGACCTAAGACGTTCACAGTCGCGCAGACCATTTATTGATGGGCCTCATTTTGAATTGATGGCCTAAGTTTAGGCTTTATTGATCTGGATAGGGTGTTGGTGCGTATACAGTACATATCAACATCGCTATCTGCTTTGAAATACTCTGCCATGTCCTCATTGTCGCGGATGAATACCTGACATGCCTCATAACTGGGCAGCAGTATATACGATTGTATATCCATATTACGCACAGTGTATTCTATATAAAACGCTGCAAAAAACTCCATCTTAGCTCACCTTTAGTTTTGGGGCGTGGTATTGCTTTTTGAAACCAAACGCTGGATGGCCTGCCCAGTAACCGTCTATCCATGTCCACCACATATTACGATGTTCTGGGTTCAATGCGTGTGGTCTTTGCTGCGACTTCGGGTGATGTTCTTTAGCGCGTTTCCAGTGGCCTCTGTTCCAATGCAGTGGCATCTTATGGTATCCCTTGTCGTGAGGCTCTTTAGCATGAGATGGCTCATCTATATTCCAAGTCACACGGTGCCAAGTATCAACTGCCTTACCCATACCGCGTTGCATTGATTTTCTTTGTTGGCGGGTGCCTGCTGGTTTGAACTTAATAAAGTTTGCGTTTTTGATTGCAGCGATTGTTGTCAAAACATGCGGCATCATACGCTTTTCCCAATCTAGGTTTTCTTGCGCATCTTGTTTAGATAAACCTTGTTTCCCAGCCGGATACCAAATATTAGCACTGCCAATTCGGACTTGACCCATGTCCGTCATGTTTCCTTCAGGATGAACGTAGCGAAATTCGTAAAAATTAGGGTCTACTTCATTAATATAAAAGGACAACATTTTGTCGGGTATAGGCTGAGTGACAAAAGTGATAAACATTTTATCGCACAGAGGGCGGTACTCCTCATCCAATATTTGGTCTGGGTTGTTTAAAAGGTTTTCGTCAATAAAGCTACGAGTGACATCAAAAATCTCTGGCGGTATTTCAAAGCAATGTGTGCAGTTTATTAAGTCACTCAGCATCATAGCATTCATTTGCCCCCAACTTACTGAAGGGGTGATACTGCTTGGATCAGTATCGTTTGTATAGTCCCACTTTACTTCACTAGGATCATTTAGATTTTCCCGTAAATAATTTATTGCTTTTTCGTATCTTTGTATAACAGACATCTTGCACTCACTTTCTGTTTTGTTATCTTGTCGTGGTGGGCGGTTTTTTACCCAGTTTTTGTTGGTAATCCCCTAGCTTATCCCGACACCAAGCAGCCGCCCACACGATCATTCTTCTATTTCTACTTTTGGCAAATCCCATTTCCTGATTTCTTGCATAATCCTTGACTGCGTAACATCCTCAATGAATGCGATGTTCTCTATCGTAGTCTGGCGCAGCAAGGCGCGGTTTATGCGTAGAGCTATCTGTGTCGCTCTCTTGGGCCACCGATACTGCCTGTCGTTGGTGTTTGCTCCTGTAGGCTGTTTCGGCTCTCTCAGGCGCTTCTGTGGCCTCTCAGGGGGTGTTGGGGTGTTAGGTTTCTTCCAGCCCTCTTGTTCGCGTTTCATCTGCATCATTGCACCAAGTTCCTGTTCTGTTGGCTTGCGTTGCAATACTCGCGTCAAAGTATCGTAATAATTCACCATTATATGCTGTATCCTTTTTTCCTCAATTCTGATGTAAACCGCCGCAGTTCTTGTTGTGCTGCAAATATTTCATTGTTGATGCTTGGTCGTGCATCTGTGCGGTATCGCTCATCTTGCAACCGATCTACCTGCCTGCGCAAGTATTTTAGTATCTGCTCATCGGCTGTGTTTAGTTTCATTACCACCATCCTTTAATTGTGCCTAAAGTCCATGTTGCTACTGCGGCTGTAAATAGCACTGCTATAATTGTATCTTCCCAAGTCCACTTACCGTAATTCATTATTCCTCACTCCACATTTGCTTTTCTAGTTTATCAATGTTTGCTTTTGTCTTGGCGATCATCTTGTCTAGGTTATCAACGCCCTCGCGATCTTTTGCGTAGAACGCTTTTGCGCGTTGCTGCTTTAGGTTTGCCAAAGTCTTTTCATAAGCGGTGTGCATTTTATCAAGCATCGTGTTGCTCCAATACGCATTCTGCAATGTAATCTTGTAGGTTTTTATAAATACGCTTACGCGCTATGGGCATGAGTTGACGTGTGCGTTTCGGGTGCCATAAGTCGCTTTCGTCAAAATCTACTTCCACCCAAGCTGGTTCGTCTGATCCGTATGAGTTAGAGCCGCCTGTCGCGTAATCGTAATGCACAAAGATTTCTACCTCTATCCCATGCAATTCCATGTTAATGTTTGTTCCGTAGTTTCTCATTGGTTTGCTCCTTGTTGGTGGGGGCCGTAGCCCCCTGTTGATTAGAATGCCAAGCCGTACTGTGACATGACGCGGTTAAGGTTAGACTGAGTTTCCTCAGCAAGTTCATCTTCAAAGTCAGACAGATCAAGAATGTCTGCCTCGCCAAGCGTACCATCAGCACGAACTCTGCGGATGCCCGCGCTAACTGCGCGTCCGTTAGTCAACCAAGTCCGTGCAATGTCATATGCATGATCGCGGTTCTCCGCGTCTAGTTCTGTCAGAGGCGCGTCTGTGTATGGCGCGACTTCTGCATGAACAACGAAAGCTGGCTTACGCTCTGCCATACGCGCAGTAGCTGCCTCAGAAGAAAGAAGAAAAGAAAGAGAATGTGCCATAGGATACCTCCACAAGTTGGCGTTTATGTTTAACATACACATACAATAGTATCTTAAGTGATACATTGCAAGGGGGTAAAAGGGAGAAAATAGATTTTTTTTTACAATTTCCTCTGTAAAGGTAATAACTGACAGCAGTTCTTACACAAAGGATCGGGCATGTACGAAATTGAACTGGAAGTATCAGGGCAACCGATTGGCAAGGGCAGGCCACGGTTTACCAAAGTAGGCCACACATACACACCGCAGAAAACCAAGGAGTATGAGCGGCGTATTCATGCGGCTGCATGGGCAGAGATGGCAAAGCACAACATAGACCAGACACTGAGGCCAGTGGCGGTTGAGGTTATTGCTTTCATGGACATTCCAAAGTCGTGGTCTAAGATAAAGCGCCTAGAAGCCGAATATGGTGCGATCAGCCCTATGACCAAGCCAGACATAGACAACATTGCTAAGATCGCTTTAGATGGCCTCTCAGGCACTATCTTTGCTGATGACAAGCAGGTGACCAGCATGAAGGTCAAAAAGACTTACTGCCATCCTGATCGTGGGCCAGTGCTTTACATATCAGTGTCTTGGACTGATGAGGGTGCATAGGGCGCATAAGACCAATCGGCGCCGTACTTCTCACGCCATGCGCGTTTGTCTTTGTGAATAGCCTGTTTGCTGTCATCAAAGTTTCCTTGATGGTGTCCATCGCATAGAGGGATAGCCCAATCATCGCCGCGCTTATACACGCCATAGCGGTCATGGATCGGGTGATGCGCTGTTGTAGGTGATAGCTGCACCTCACCGTGGGCCTGACATACCGCACAAGGCAGTTCGCGTATCTTATCCAGCATCTTCTTGCTGCGCAGTGGTTTTTCTTTCTTTAAGCCAAGAGGTGGGCGTTTAGCTAGATTTGTCATTCTTGCCTCTGTGCATATGACGCAGTGCAGCTTTGACAGACGCGCGAATGTGCATCAGGTCTGTTTCAAAACCCTCTAAGTCCTTCATTAACTGTTCAAGTATTTTTCTGGCGTGTGGAATGTTGCTCATCATATATCCGTTAGTATTTTGAATTGTGATGTTCTGACATGGCGGCAAACTTCTATTTCTTCCTCATCATTCAATCTGTTCATGCCCTTCTTTGACACCCTGTAATCAGGCTCACCGTGATAAGTCTTATTGATGTCTATGTAGCCAATGGTATCGTCTTTCTTCCAGTGTACCACAAACAGGCTGGGCAATCCCGTTATCTCAGTTTGGTTTTTACCATCAAAGCATTTCGTCAAACTTATCATAATGTCTGGCAGATCATAGTAAGCATAGTTGATAATGCGCAATTCTACGAATGCCTGCGGTTTATTTTTCTTGTGAGCTACAGCGTCAAACACACTGTACTTGTGCTGCATCTCAACCGTGCATTTCCATTTCTTACCTAAACGCGCACACAAGTCTAACTCGCGCTGCAACATTTCCTCGCTAGGCTTCCAGTGGGTCATATCCTATTCCCTCTGTCAGCTTGGTCATTGCCAATTCAAAGAACGTGTTAAACTCTCGCTGATCCATCTTATCAAAGCTAATGCTATCAGGTATATTCACCAGTTCACCGTTCAGCGCAGATAGCTTGATCCGCACATATCCACACGCAATCTTGAGTTCATCGTGCAAGTGATGCTCTGTAGGCCATTTGCCTGTATCCCTAGCCACCCTGCGCAGCGTAGACCAATACAGGTTATGATGCGGGTTAGATCGTTTGCCAGTGGGTGACAGATTAAACAATGCACCCTGTGGGTAATCTTCCATGCGCTCTGCGTCATATTGAGAAACAGGCACTAGGCGCCCATTCCTCAGTTCCATCTGCAACTTGGTCATCAGAAAGGTATCTCATCGTCCAGTTGGTTTTCAGGAAACGTCTGACCCTCTGCCATGCGCGTGTGGCTCATGCTCAGTATGCATCACTTCTTGACGCTGTTGACCACCACCGATCAGCTTAACGTCATTGGCGCGAATGCTGATGTATGTTTTACCGTTATACTCGCGGGTCTTTAGCTCACCTGATACGCCTACTTGTTTGCCTTTCGTAACGTACTGGGCAATTCCTGTTCGGTTATAGTCAACGTCAAAGAAGATCGTGCCTTTATTTGCTCCATAGCCATCATCAACTGCGACTGAAAACTTGAGAAATCCCCCTCTCTCGTTCTCTTGAATTTGACTGTCTTTGGTGACACGCCCGATAATAGTGCATACTTTCATACCATTAGCTCCGTTTTACGTTTATCATGTGCTTCTACAAGCTGTTCATATTGTGGCTCTGACAGGTCAGGGCTGTTGATTAGTTTTTTATAGCGGTTCTCATTACTAGCAAAGCGCTTGGCATCGCAGTTCTCATAGAACGTCAGTGCAGCGTCTACACGCGCGGCAAGGTCTAGTTCCATTGATGGCTTTGGTGCAGCGTCTGATGCTTTGATCGCTTGCTCTTTACGCTTTACACCTTCCATCTCATTCGCAGATGCATACTGACCGCCGTGCATACCCATAGAAGCAAGTGCGCGTCCAATAGCTGATGTCTCACATACCTCTACAGCAGATGTCTTTGTAATGTGCGACGATCCACGGATTTCTTCTGCCAAGCCCGATCCAACAATAAAACCGTCTTTGTCTTTGACTGTAGCTTTTACCACTACTGTCTGACCGTCATTGTGGATGATGTCAGTATCAATACCGTATTCACCGCCAAACACAGTGCGGAACGCTTCTACACGCTTTGCTACCTCTGTGTACTGCTTACCACCGCGCTGCATGACCCCATGTGACTTGTTGAGGTCTGCAACAAAATCCATTGCTGTCTGAAACTTATTGGTCATATCCCATGGCCTTTCTAAATTCGTCGTGGTTCTTGTTTGCTTCCGCGATACCTTCATCAATAGCCTGCAATGCTATCGTTACATCGCTTGAAAGCAAGCTGTGTTTTGCAGCCGCCTTACATAGCGCCTTATATATTTCAGCTTTAATGCTGACAGGTGTTGGATGTTTATGCATTGTTTACCTCATTTTACTGTTTGTCTCTTGCATATATATCATGTGTAGCCTATATACAACCCCAAGAGTGCAAAAAAGGAGAACGCATGAATAGCAAGATGATGTATAACTTGGAGCATATCCAGCGGCTGATGAAGGATCGTCAACCCTCTAAGGTATGTGAAGCAACAGGTTTATCGCGGCATACTTACTACCGTGTTCGGGATGGCGTGGGCAATGTCACCTACGATACGGTAAAAGTCTTGTCTGATTATTTTATGGATGTAGAATAGGAAAAGACCCGCGCCTGACAGAGCAACGGGTCTTCAACCGATAACAAGTGAAAGGAGTTCTTTCAATGAACCCAACAAAGAGAGGCTCATACAATGAGTAACAAAATATCTAATTTAGTACAAACAAAAAAGATTGGTTCTCTGACAAAGAAAGCCATTTTAATGTATATGGCTGATAAGGCCAGTGACGATGGATCGGGTATCTGGGTCAGCAAGAAAAACATGGCTGCTGATTTAGAAATGACTGATCGTGCTGTTCGTATCCACATTAAAGACATGATTGCGATGGGTGTTTTAGTAGAAGCAGGGCAACGTCAATGCAAAACAGGCTACACGGTAGATTACACGATCAATGTAGACGTTGTGGGAAGCCTTGGGTCTACACGGGAAGCTACTGAACAACATGCACCCCTGAATAACGTTCACCCCTACCCCTGCATGACATTCACCCCTACCCCTGAACCACGTTCACCCAAACCATCCATAGAACCATCCAAAGAACCATATACATCATCAAAGGATGATGAGGTGAATTATTACTTTGACCAATTATGGGAAATGTACCCACGCAAGGTAGGGAAAGGTCAGGCTAGAAAAGCATATGTAACAGCTTCCAAGAAGATAGACTTCTTTGATCTATTGCCTAAACTGGAAGCATACGTTTCAACACTAGACGGTAAAGACAAACAGTACATGCCTCACTTAGCTACTTGGCTAAACGGTGAGCGCTGGGCAGATGAGGTATAATTCTATGAAAGATAAATATGAAAATCTTAGAAAATTACAAAAGCAGAGATATGCGATAAAGAGATCAATTGCACCGCATGAAGGTTTTGGTCATTGGGTGTTGATTTATACAACAAAAATAGAGGACAGCGACAATCTAGATTTCTATGACAATGCAATGATACATCACACTAAAGAGGCGTGTTTAGGTCACTTGCTTGATTGTATGAGATTAGGTGACGAAATTTGCTGGTTTAATATCATAGAGGCAAAGGAAAAAGTAGACACGTTTTATAACATAGATCACTCTGATAAAGAGGTCAGAGAAGATTTTAGACATGAAATGAAAAATCATGCGATGATTACTTTGATACAAGAAATAGAGGATTACATCGCGGATGATATAGCTACTGAAAAATGGGCAGAGCAAGGCTATCGTTTAGACAAAGAAGGATACATGATTTATGAACTATGACATGAGAATGCAGCTAATCCGTAATGAGCTTATGAACATCCTTGGCACTTACGCTATTCCAAAGCATTTAGAAGATGAGAAACGTGCGCAGGCAGAGGTAGAGGGTATCTGTCGCCTGATTAACCAGAAGTTCCCTACCGATACAAATGAGGATCACATTCGCGGCACAATGGATCGCGCAATGCTGAAACTTAAAGAAGCACATAAGTCTCGCTCTTGGCCTACATCAGCAGAAATCAGCGCGGCGGTTTCTAAGTCTATGTCATCTGCATCCACACGCACAGTAAGCAGCGGCCCGTGGAAGCCAGACACGCTACAGCTAAATGCCAAGCGGATCATCGCAGGCGAACCAGTAGGCGAGATGTATATACGCGGTAAGCTGGCAGACAAGATGGTAGAGATGGGTCTGATCTCAGAGGCACACTTACAGCCGTATTTAGAATACTTGTCAGCTAACAACATACCTGATAGGGTTGAGATGCCTATCATCTCATAGGTTTGCCTCACATAAACTGCCCCCTCGCGTGATCGCTCCGCAGGGGGTGTTTTTTTGCATAGAATTGTGTTACCTTCTCAGCAAGAGCCAACCTCTCTTTCTCCCTGTTGGTTTCGTGTAGCTCCATACACTGGCTCTCCTCACTGGCCCTCTGAGCGCGGTCACGTTCAGGGGGTCTTTTATTTTTCACACAAATGCACTAATATACACAACATATAGACGCACCCACTATGGACGGTACTATGAGTACGAAACAAGAACATTCAAGCAGAGTGCTTACAGGCGGTTCTCGTAAGGGAAAGCCAAATAAAGTAAACAGACTTCTTAAAGATGCCATACTTGATGCGGCCCATCGTGCAGGTCAGCATATCGTAGATGAAAGATACGCAGGTAGAAAAGACGTAGACCCTCGCTTCATAGAAGCAGCAAAAAAAGAGGGCATGACTGAATACCTACAGTTCCAAGCAGAACAAAACCCTACAGCCTTTATGTCCCTCATGGGTAAGGTACTACCAATGCAGGTCAAAGCAGAGATAGAGGGTGAAGTGCAGCATGTGGTTAGGCTCAAATGGCGCGAGTAGTAGAAGTAGATCAAGAGATAGACTACAAACCACGCGATCAGATCAGAGCATTTCATAACAGAAAAGAACGCTTTGCGATCATCGTAGCACACAGACGCTTTGGCAAAACCGTAGCAGCCATTAACGATCTTATCCGTTCTTGCTTTGAAATAGACCGCCCAAATGTACGGGTAGCATATATTGCTCCATACCTTTCCCAAGCTAAAGCAGTTGCATGGGATTATGCATTGGAGTTCACAAGAGATATTCCAGAGATAAAAGTAAACCACAGTGAATTGCGCATAGACTTCCTGAATGGTGCGCGGTTCCGCTTGTTTGGTGCAGATAACTACAACGCAATGCGTGGTCTGTACTTTGACGCAGTGGTACTAGATGAAATGGCAGATTTCCCTGCGTCTGCTTGGTCAAACGTAATCAGGCCCTGCGTTGGCCGATAGACGTGGATCAGCCACATTCATATCCACTCCGAAGGGCAAGAATGAGTTTTGGGAACTTATGGCATGAAGCGCAAGACGATCCTAACTGGTTCACCGCAATGCTCAAAGCATCAGCTACGTCAATCTTGGATCAAGAGGAACTTGATGAAGCAAGACGTACAATGGGCGATGACCGCTACGAGCAAGAATTTGAGTGCAGCTTTGAAGCGGCAATCCAAGGGGCTTTTTACGCAAAAGAAATGAAAGAGGCCACAGAGGATGGGCGCATCACCCGTGTGCCGTATGATCGTGCCGCATCTGTCATCACGGCATGGGACTTGGGCATAGGCGATAGTACAGCAATATGGTTTGCTCAGTTCGTAGGCCAAGAAATCAGGATTATAGACTATTACGAAAACAGCGGAGTAGGATTAGATCACTATGCAAAAGTTCTCTTGGACAAAGAATATCAATACGAGCAACACATTCTGCCGCATGATGTCCAAGTCAAGGAACTGGGGACAGGGAAAAGCAGGCTTGAAACGCTTGACGCGCTGGGCATACGGAACATTGAGATTGCGCCGAAACTAGCGGTAGAGGATGGCATACAGGCTGCGCGTACCATGATCCCCAAATGCTGGTTTGATGCTGATAACTGCACCAGAGGCATAGAAGCTCTACGGCAGTATCGCAGAGACTTTGATGAAAAGCTGAAGACTTGGCGGGGCAGACCGCTACACGATTGGACATCACACGGCGCAGATGCGTTTAGATATCTTGCGGTAGGTTATCGCAGGGAAAGCGATTGGGGTGAGCCAATCAGAAGGAATTTGCGCGGCATAGCCTAGTGTGGTAAGGTGCAGCTAACGTAGGAGTTGCCCATGCCCAAAAAAGGTTTGTATTCCAACATTCACGCTAAACGCAAGCGGATCAAGGCTGGTTCAGGCGAGAAGATGCGCAAGGCTGGCTCTAAAGGTGCGCCAACAGCAGCGGCATTCAAAGCAGCAGCCAAAACAGCAAAGAAGAAAAAGAAATGAGAACAGGAAAATACGGATCATCCGCAAAGTTTAAAACTTGTGCAAATTGCCCAACGCCAAGCAAGTGCGCAATGGCTGGCAAGTGTTTAGCGAAAGGATAAGTTATGGGCATTCTTGACGATATATCAATGGGTCTGGGGGTAAAAGACCGTGATGAAGATTATTACGAGCGCACAGCAAAAACGCTAGGTCGCACGCAAGGCGCGGGGCGGGAAGCAACTTACCGTCAATCAAGAGCATTTAAAGGCAAGCCAAAACGCGCTGGTCTTTTATCTGGCTTTGGTGGTAGCTCAGACGGTAGCACATTAGACCGTGAGCAATCACGCGGTTTGCTTCCAACGCTTCTAGGCTATCGCGATATGGAAGACATGTTTGACCGTGGTGGACGTTATGCATCTGGGGGGATGTATCAAGGTGCTGGCGGTTACAGCATGCTGGCTAACTTGGCGCATGCTTTAAGCGGTCAAGAGTTTGGTGATCGTAAGCCTTATGAGGTTGACATCAAAAATCCTACAGGAACGCAATCACGTCCACGTCCACAACTGCGTCCTAATAACTTCATGACAGAAGCGCAAAAAGAACAGGTTGTGATGAACCAGCCAGTAGGCAACGGATACCCAGACATGTCCATGCCAGCAATTCAAGGCTACACAACACCATCGTCAACACCGCCTGCGATTTCAGCGCCTACAACGCAAAGTATACAGACTACTGCGGGTGAGCCATCTATGGGAATGACGTTGGATGAATACATTATGTCACAAGGTGTTCCAGTAAACGAGATGACGAAAGAGCAATATCTGCCATCTTATTTGCAAGGATATGGGATTAGCTACTGATGCCCAAAGACCCTAGATTAGCCAGAGCAGGCGTTAGTGGCTACAACAAGCCCAAACGTACACCTAGTCACAAAACTAAGTCACACGTTGTTGTGGCAAAGGAAGGTGACGAGGTAAAGACGATCCGCTTTGGTCAGCAGGGTAAGACAGGCGACAAGACAATGACAAAACGCGCCAAATCATTCAAAGCAAGACATGCTAAGAACATCTCCAAGGGCAAGATGAGCGCGGCATATTGGGCAAATAAGGTTAAGTGGTAATGGATACGCTAGAGCTACGCAGATACTACGTTCAGCTAACAGATGACGCAGAGAACGCTTATGCGCTGCGAGAAGATGGCCCAGAGGGTTACAAGTATAGCGATGCTACAATCCAAAGAGCAGTTGATGAAATAGAAAACGCACGTTTATCGGCGCGTCCGATCTATGGTGATACTATGTCAGCTTATGGCCCCCGCGCTGGGGTTGGCATGGGGCGTATGCGTTACATGAACAGCCCTTCAGCAGCATATGAAAACGCGCAAGAAGATTTGCTTGATGCAGATATTGCGTATGGCAGAGGCGATTATGGGCAAATGATGCAATCTCTGGGTGGCGCTGCAATGCAAGGCGTAACCATGAACCCAGTACGCAGAGCAAGTGCGCTGATGAGTTTAGTTGACTATCTGAGGAACCGTGGCAAATGAACCTCATTGATTTTCTAAGCATGGGCGGTCAAGAGCGCCGCAAGATGTTGGATAACTATGTTGATGATTTGAACCTTGAACGGTTCTTGCCGCCTAATTTGCGTCCAGCAGGTCAGTTTGTAAACGAAATGAACCCTGTCAACGCAATGGGCAGCGCAATGCAAGATGCCTCAGTTGCCTTTGATCCAGAGCAAACCAACGCAGCTAGACTAACGGCAGCGCGTGACATGGGCTTTGAGATGGCAATGACACTTGCGCCTGCTGCACTGGTACGCATGGGTTATCTTACAGCGCCAGCGGGTCTAGCTGAAACCTTTGGTATGTCTGTTGATAACGCAGCAGAGAATGCGCGTGGTCTGATTTCGGATGCTACTTACGCTGCACGTTCTGTAGCAGAGGGTGATCCGCGTGGGGTGCTAGAGGCGTTTCAGAGAGGCGGTACGCCGCAGTCTGTTGGTGCCAAGTCAGTAAAGGATACGCCTGCAGGTGAAGTTACTTCCTATGCAGATGTAGAAGTTATTGATCCTAGAGATTTAGTCGGCGCAAAGATTAGCCCAACACCAGCAGATTTGACTAGGGCGGGTGAATTTTATGAAGGTATTGATGCGGCAGGTACAACGCGTAGAACGCCATTACAGGGTGGGCCTTTGTTTCCGTTGCAGCAACAATATTCGGACGCAGAAATTGCTTGGCTTGTAGATAGCCAATCTAAAGGTGCTACTAAATTAGGAAAAGATAGTGACTTTGTCGCGGTCACTGCGATGGCTCCAAAAGCTCATCAATCTAACGCATCTGTAAACGATGCTTATTTAGGAACTTTAGAGGCATACATAGAAAATGGCAGAATTGACCCAGATACACTAGGCGCAATCAATCAAACAATAAGAGAGTTTGGAGCTTCAACAAAAGACCCAGACCTAAAGCCTTTACAAAATTTTATTGGATTTGGGCATCCGAATTTTGATGAATACATGAGAGGTTTAACCTTTGATCAAAGGGCGGCAATTGCAAAGCAAATGCAAGCACCTAGAATGCATAACTATGGCGTTCCTAATTTTCAAAGGGTTTTAGATGCAACAATACAGCCAGAGTTTGCAGGTAGTAATTTAGGCGATACCCTTCTGCTTTTAGAATTAGACAAGAAACGTGGACTGTTAAATTTAGCAGATGAAGGTTTGCCAGAGCATTTGTCTTACGATACAGGATTAGGTGGTCGTGTAGTAGGTCGTTTTGAAAACCCTGTTTCGCGTGGATTGCTTTTCCCAAGTTTTGAGGCAGAATATTCTGCGCGTCCAACAATGATTAATAAGTCAGGTAATGTTGATGAAGCAAGGATGGCTTATTCATTTGGTCGTGCGCTGCCGACAGAGGAAATAACGCCAGAAGGTGCGCGGAACATTTTTGAAGCCTTACAATACTATAACATTGAGCAGCCAAAACAGGCTCAATTGATAGAGCAAGCCCTAGTAGGGGGATGGCGAACATCGTCAACGCCAAAGGTAAAAGGCGGTATTGCACCAGTAGATTATGAAAGAGCATTGCAAAGAAACCCATCTCTGCCCTCATTAGAGCCATACACAGCAAAAGATGTTACTCAAGGCGCAAAACAAGGCAACTTTGAGGTTTATCAATTAGGTGACGCAGATGTTTACTTTGGATTGAACAAAAACCCAGACTACACTTGGATGAATGATGGAAAGCCAATTCCAGAGTTGGGTGAAAATGAGGTAGATTTGGTAGGGGTTATCAGCAACGAAATGGGTGCAAAAGGTGTGGCTTCACCAGCAATTATGGGCAAGGCTATTGAGCAGGGGGCTACTGTTTTAAACGCATTTGCAGTTCCAAGTAAGAGGTTCCCAGATGGTTTCTTGCCGAATGTTTATGGTGGCTATGGATTTAAAGAAGTAAAACGTATACCGTTTAGCAAAGAGTTTTATATAGAGGAACGCGGGGAAGCTGCATACAACGATCTTCTGCGTCAATGGCGCTCAGAAGGTTGGGATGAAAGTGAAGGTTTCCCTGATGTCGTTTTAATGAAGTGGAGTGGAACAGATGCAGATAGAGCAAACGCAAGCCAGAAAGTTTTCAACGAAGATTTCACAGGCTTTAGGACAACAGAAACTACAGACTTTGTCGCAGCGGCAGGCGGCACATCTCAACCAAGCTCTGGCGCGGTTGCTGGAGCGCAAGTCAGTGGATCAAATATCGGAAGCGGAAATACAGGGTCAGTACGATCTGGTGGTGGATCATCTCAGCCCAGCGGCGTACGAGGTGCGGCGGCAGAATTAAGGCAACTAACCCCAGAGCAACGTAAAAATCTGGGATTACTTACGATGGGGTTTTAAATGGCTATAACAACATACTCAGAGCTAAAAACAGCAATAGCAAATTGGCTAGATCGGGATGATCTAACGTCAGTCATACCTGATTTCATCACCATTGCAGAAAAGCAAATGGAACGTGAGATACGCCACTATAAGATGATTGAACGGTCATCAGGCGCATTGGATAGCCAGTACAGCGCAGTCCCTGCTGATTGGTTGGAGACAGTACGTTTCAGCATCACAACGGGTGACACGTTTAAGCTGGAGATGACAACGCTCAACGACATGATGACGCGGCGCGAAAGCAACCAAAACACGCAAGGTCGCCCACAGTTCTATGCACACATTGGCGAGACATTTGAGCTATTCCCAACGCCAGATCAGACATACACAATGGAACTGATCTACTACCAAGACATTCCCAAGCTATCAGCAAGTCAAACAACCAACTGGTTATTGGGGGATGCGCCAGACGCATACTTGTACGGATCATTGATGCAAGCTGCACCATATCTGGGTGAGGATGAGCGCGTTGCCATATGGTCAAGCCTCTATGCAAAAGCAGTTGCAGACATCAATCGTGTAAGCCTGAAAACAAGCCAATCAAGTAGCGGCATGAGAATACAGGTCAACACTTACTAAACGCTCTAAAATAGTGTATAACGAGATCAGATATATCTAGGAGATCAACATGAGTTTCTCAGACTACTTGGAAACAAAGGTGCTAGACCACGTTTTTGCTGGCACTGCATACACAGGCACCATCAACGCTGTATGTTGCGCTGTTCACGGCTGCACCATCAGATAGCGGCGGCGGCACAGAAGTATCAGGCGGTGCATACGCGCGTCAGACAATCGCGTTTACAACGTCAGGCGATACAACGTCTAACAATGCTGCGATTGAGTTCCCGACAGCTACGGCGAACTACGGAACAGTCACACACGTTGGCATTTACGATGCATCATCTGCTGGCAACTTGATGGCTTGGGCGGCACTGACATCATCCAAGACGATTGAAACAGGTGACGTATTCCGCATTCCAAGCGGTGACTTAGACATCACGCTCAACTAGGGGCTAACGCATGGCCTACGGTCAGGGTTTATACAGTACATGGTTTTACGGGGTAGATGGCAACTACATTGATGCGTCTGCCTCTATTTCTGCGTCAAGTACAACCACTGCTGTTGGTCAGGTCACGATTAAAGGTGCGGCGGCACTTACAGCAGCAAGCACAACCACAGTAGCGTTTGAGCGTGTAGCAGAGCGAAGCGTACCGATTAGCGTACTGGCAGAGATGGTGCCGATTGGTGCTATCAATGCAGGCGGGTTCTGCGGTAGTCACTCCATCGCTTACGGTTACAGGTGGCGCGATCCGCGTTGCACAATCTAGCGCTCAGGTTAGCCCAGCACTTACTGTAGCTGATATTACAGAGCGTGTGCGTGAGGCTTCTTCAGCGGTATCTGCGGCAGCGTCTATTAGTCGCATCTGCGAACTTCACGGCTGCGGGTGCAAGCGCGATTGACGTAGCAGGCAACGGTCACTGCGACAGCAAATCGTGTTCTTAGCACTGGTTCTAACGTTTCTGTGGCTGCACTGTTTGCAGGCATCTGCGCGTGAGAAGTGGGAGCTAATAGTTGATCCGACAGATACTTGGACACCACTAGCTGATGACAGCGTAACTTGGACAGAGTTGCCAACGAGAGCGGCATAAGGATTGAGAAATGGTTGCTTATACAACGACATATAACCTGAAAAAAGCCCTACAGTTGCTGATGACGAAGATGTCTGGGGCGGCTACCTGAATGACAGCATGGACATCATTGACGATGTTCTTGATGGCACGGTTCCTGTCACTGGTATTGATATCAACTCTGGTACGCTGGACAATGTTGTAATCGGTGGCGCTACAGCAAACACTGGTACATTTACTGTACTGACCGCAAACACATCTCTTGGCGTTACTGGCAACATTACCGTGTCTGGCACTGTGGATGGTCGTGACGTTGCTGCGGATGGCACAAAGCTGGATGGCATTGAAAGCGGTGCGACAGCGGATCAGACAAAAGCAGACATTGATGCGCTGGGTATTGCAGCAAGCACGGCAAGCACTTTGGCAACTGCGCGTAATATTGCGTTGACGGGTGCGGTCACTGGTAACGTCAACTTTGACGGTTCTGGCAACGTAAGCATTTCAACAACAGCTACATCCGATCCAACAATCACTTTAACAGGTGCAGTTACTGGTTCTGGCACGATGACCAACTTGGGTAACGTGTCTATTGCTACAACTGCTACTGCTGATCCAACACTGACACTTTCAGGCGATGCATCAGGTTCTGCTACATTTACAAACCTTGGCAATGCTACACTGTCAGTCACGGTTGCAGATGATAGCCACAACCACGTTATCTCAAACATTGATAACTTACAGTCTACTTTAGACAATAAAATACAAAAAGGTGTTGACTATGAATGGACGGCAACAGGTTCTAATGCTTTAAAGTTTCGTTCAGCTGATGTACTTGAGACAGCAACAGCGTTTCAGGCAGCATTAGAAGTTAAACAAGATACTTCTGGCGCAGATGCGTTTATGTCATTCCATGTCAGTGGTGACTATGCGGCATACTTTGGCTTAAAAGGTGACATCAATGATTTTGCTGTTGGCGGTTGGTCAATGGGCAGCACTTATCACAGAGTATGGCACGCAGGTAATGACGGTTCTGGCTCTGGACTAGATGCTGACAACCTTGATGGCTACACATGGACAAGCTCTGGCAAGAATGTTCGTGCTACTGAGTTCTACGCAGATAACTGGTTCCGTAACTACAACTCTGGCGAAGGTCTTTATAACGAAGCTACTGGCGTGCACTTGATGTCGGAAGGTAGTGGTCAAATGACGTTGTACGATACTGACAATAGTATCCAACTCCGTTTTGAGACTAACAGTGCTGCTTATAGAGGTTCAGTTTATGCAGATAGCTCTAACCAAATCGGCTTCTTAGATAGTGATGGAAACTGGGCTATTAGACACATTCGTGACAGCCGTACAGAATTTCTCATCAATAACTCTGAGAAGATGGAGATAAACAACGGAGGCGTGTTGTTACATGATGGTTCACTAGCAGAAGATTACGATGCACTATCAGGCACAAGCCCAACATGTAACGTAGACAACGGTGGAGCATTTAGTCTTACAATGTCAGGCAATACCACGTTTACATTTAGTGGTGCAGCCAGTGGTTACAGCCAAGGCTTCGTCCTACAACTAACAGGCAACGGCTCAACAGTCACATGGCCTTCCTCTGTAGACTGGGCGGGTGGTACTGCACCTGATGCACCTGCAAGTGGTGAAACTGACATTTACGTTTTCTGGACACGCAATGGCGGCACAACATGGTATGGCGTTCAATCCATAGACGCAGCGGCATAAAAGCGGTAAGATGCCGATAAGCAAAGGAATTTGACATGGCAAGCACTTGGACAACCAACATAGCGATAGAAAAGATCGCAGACGGTGAAAAGACGGACACATGGGGCCAGATCACCAATCGCAACTTTGACATCGTAGATCGCGCGACAAGCGGCGTTGGTACGATTGATCTGTCTAGCTCTGGTGCATCGCATACACTTAGCACAACAGACGGGACAACGGGTGACAGCCTAGATGACGGTCAGTACCGCGTCTTGGTGTTAGATGGTGCCACAGAGGATTGCACGATCACTGTAAGCCCGAATGATGCTTCTAAGTTTTACCTTGTAGACAATAACAGCGGATATGACGTTATATTTACGCAAGGCACAGGTGCTAACGTTTCAATCTCCAACGGCGCGACAGGTGTGATTTACTGCGATGGCGCGGGTGCTGCGGCAGCGGTCAAGGCGATCATTGACGAAACAACTCTGACTACTCTTGGCATTACAGCTACAGCAGCAGAGCTTAACATTCTGGACGGCGTTACAGCGACATCAACAGAGCTTAATTACTTGGACATCACCACGCTTGGCACCTCACAGGCAAGCAAGGCGGTCACTGCGGATGCAAATGGCGATGTTAAGTTTTCTAATGCAGTTGTTGAGACAGTCTATGACCTAACAGGAACTGCGCTTGATCCAAATAACGGCACGGTACAAACAAAGACAATCAGCGCGAATACAACATTTACAGATAGCCTGTCAGCAGGTGAAAGCATGTCGCTGCACCTCACAAGCGCGTCATCATACACAATCACATGGCCTACGATTACTTGGGTATCTCGCACAGGTGACAATGCGCCTACGCTTACGGCTGCTGACACAGTGGTTTTATTTAAAATAAGCACAACGCTGTATGGTGTTTGGATTGGGAGTTCTGCATAATGTCGTCATGGAAAAAAGTAATGCTATCTCCTGCATCTTCAGGTGGAGGTTATTGGTGGTCTTTTGCTGAGTGGGATCAAGGTGACATAACAAATACCACAAGCAGTTTTTCGTATACAGAAGGTGCTTATAATTATTGTTATAACAATCCGATTGATAGTTCGGGAAATATTTATGGGGCATTTCAGTTTAGGAGGCCCTACACTGGCAGCACCTACAACACCACGGCTATAATTTATAAAATAGACCCAAACGGAGACGTTGCGGATTACCATGCGGAGCAGTATGGCAGCAGCAGTTCTACAAGCAACGATGCTTACACGGATTTAACTATTGACAGCAGCGACAACTTATACGCCGTTAAAAAAGCCAAGAATTTGACTGCTGGTGTAGAATTGCCACTTACGCAGAAATTCAATTCTTCTCTTGCTTTGCAGTGGGAAGATGTAGAAGGCAATTCTAATTTGCAAGACCCTTCCGTTTCAGTTGATGGAAGCGGAAATGTTTTTACAATTTTTAACTGGGCGTCAGGTGGTGAGCAAAACATTTTAATTAAAAGAAATAGCAGCGGCACTATTTTGCAGCGTCAAACGTGGAATAACCCAAATTATGGGCCAAGCTATTTGAGCTATGCGCGGAATACAAAAGTTCGCGGGGCAACAACAAGCCCTAATGGAAATATTCTGCTTTTATCTACTACTGAAAGAAGCGGTTTTTGGGATGCTGGGGGTTTTTCCGCTATTAACCCTAGCACAGGAACTGTTGCTTATGATGGGTCGTATGGAAATAACTCATCAGGTGTTGTGCGAAACCCCACCTGCGCTGCCGACAGCAGTAATAATGTTTACCTGTATGCTATTACCGATAACGCTCTAAATAGTCAGGGGCGTTATGCTCTGTCGTTGAGAAAGTACGATACGGCAGGTAATTTCGGTTCAACATTTTACCTTACTAATAGCGTCTCTAATCCTGGCTATCCATCATTTAGCAATCGTCAAAGGAAAATAGCTGTAGACAGCAGTGGATATGTCTATGTTGTTGCAAGAGGCGGGATTAGCGCGTCTCAAACAAACGGATATTACATTGTTAAGATAAACACGAGCAACGCCTCTAATTATACGGTAGAATGGGAAAGATATTTTAACTTTTCAACGACTTCTGCCCATACACCACTTGACTATGCTGGTCTGACCATTGACGCTGATGATGACCTAAGAATAACATATCACAGCCAATTTGGTAACAAGAGTGTAGGGTTTATTAAATATCCCTCAGATGGATCAATTACTGGCACTTTTTCTCCAACGGGCATGGCTGGAACACCTTTAATTATTGGGGCTACAAGCAATTTTAGCCTTACATCAAACACAGGCTCAAACATTTCAATTAATTACTCAATAAATAGCACTACGCTGAGTTACAGCAGCGTATTAACCGCAACAACGCCGACGATTACTTCTTCATTTATAAATGAACCTTTGGTGTAACTTTAGAAAGGAGTTACTGATGCAGTATGTTAAAGTACAAAATGGAGAGGTGGAAATCTATCCTTACGCAATATCGCAATTAAAATCGGAAAACCCAAACACATCTTTTCCGAAGAACATTACCGAGCAAATGCTTGAAGAATGGAATATTTTTGCGGTATCTCATTCTGACGTTCCCAGTGTTGATATAAAAACAGAAAAAATAGTGCAGGCATCTCAGCCCGTGTTGGTAGAGGGCCAGTGGACGATAATATATAGTGCTGTGAATAAAACTGCTGATGAAGTCCAAGAGTACACTGATGGTGTTGCTGCTGCAAATAGAGCCTTGCGCAACGAGTATTTACAGCAAACAGACTTTTACGCTCTGTCTGACGTTACAATGTCTGCGGAAATGACAACATATCGCCAAGCACTGCGTGACATCACGAGCCACGCAAACTGGCCTCACCTGAACGACGACGATTGGCCCACTAAACCATAAGGACGCGCCATGCCTTTAGTCCCGCTAAACATCCCCAAGGGGCAGTACGCAAACGGCACAGAGTATCAATCTCAGGGTCGCTGGCGTGACGTAAACCTAGTGCGCTGGCATGAGGATGCCTTGCGTCCGATTGGCGGTTGGAGGCCACGCGCACAGTCTGACAATAGCCTCAGTAGATGCAGGCGGTGTTGTTCGCGGCGTTCACTGTTGGGTAGATAATGACGGTGAGCGTTTCGCTGCGTTTCGGATCGCACGACACTGTGACAGCTATGCTAGAAAGCTCTGTCACGGCAGACATTACGCCTAGCGCACTTACAACAGGCCGCGTAGATGCAACAGTCAACACTGGCTTTGGCGCAGGCGGCTGGGGCTTGTTCGGCTGGGGCGTAGCGCGTCCAGACTTAGGTTCTATTCTACGCGCAACTACATGGTCGCTAGACAACTGGGGCGAGGAGCTAATCGCATGTTCGTCTGACGATGGCGTTATCTACTCATGGGACTTGAATACGTCTAACGATCTTACGGCGGTCACAAACGCGCCTACGGGCTGCACAGCGGCATTCGTAACAGAGGAACGCTTCTTGGTGGCTCTTGCAGCGGATTACAGCGTTTCTCAGTCATCTTCTAAGCGTGTGGCATGGTCAGATCAGGAAGATTACAACACATGGACAGCGGCAGCGACAAACCAAGCTGGTGACATTGAACTGCAAACCAACGGCACGATCCTAGCGGGTGTACGCACACGCGGTCAGTCACTGATCCTTACAGACCAAGATGCGCATACAATGACATACCAAGGCCCACCGTTTGTATACGGTTTTGAGCGTGTCGGTACGGCGTGTGGATTGATTGCAGCGGGTGCATATGCATCTGTTGATGTCGGCGTGATCTGGATGGGTCGTCGTGGCTTCTTCCTGTATTCTGGCGGTCAAGTGCGTGAAATACCGTGTGAAGTCGCTGATTTGGTGTTTAGCAACATCAACTATGACCAAGCATCTAAGGTGCAGGCGATGGTCAACAGCCAGTGGAATGAAGTCTGGTGGGTATATCAGTCACAAGATAGCGATGAATGCGACAAGTACGTTGCATATGATTACGTTGAAAACATCTGGACAACTGGCGACATGGATCGCACTGCGGGTGTAGATCGCGGCGTATTCCGTCTGCCGTTCTTAGTAAAATCAGATGGTGTTGTGTATGAACATGAAGTTGGCTTTGATTACGATGATGCAACACCATACGCAGAGACAGGCCCGATTGCGATTGGCACTGGTGAGCGTCTGATGAAAGTGACAAACGTCATACCTGATGAAAAGACGCAGGGCGATGTAGACTTGAAGTTTAAGGTGCGTAACTACCCGAATGCAACGGAGACAGAAAAGGGGCCGTTCAATACTGCAAACCCAACATCTGTGCGCTTCCAAGGTCGTCAGGTCAGAATGCGCGTTGAGGGTGCAGAGGCAGCGGATTGGCGTGTGGGTGTCATGCGTCTTGATGCGCGGCAGGGTAGTAAACGATGAGTTTCTATGGTGCGCCCCCAGTAGGCCCAGATTTTAAGGTATGGGCAGAGAAGTTTAGTGCGTGGCTTATGAGGACACGCTCTTTTCTTACGCACAGACGCGATTACGACAGCGCGGCAGAAGATGGCGTTATTCTGTGGGATCGTGAAAATAAGTATCCAGTTGTATCCAAGGACGGCGCGTTTGTGCAGATCGTTCTTGAAGATGGTCACGCCTCGTTTTACCGAACAACGGATTTGACAGCGGCTGCAATCAACACGGCGTACGCAATAACGTACGATGCGCCTACTGGCAATGTTGGCATAGATCGGGATGGAACTGATCCAAGCAAGATCGTGTTTAGCGAGGCTGGCGAGTATCTATTGATGTTCTCAGCGCAGATTTCGTCAACATCATCCAGCACAGTTAAGTTTTATTTCTGGCCTCGCCTGAATGGTACAGATGCACCAAACAACACCATTGTTTACTCGCTGCACCAAAATGATGCGACAGTCGTTGTTTCGCGTTCTGCAAAGTTTGACGTGGCGGCTGGCGATGAACTGCAAGTCATGTGGGCGGTGGATAGCACATCAGGCTTCTTGGATGCGTCTGCGGCAACTGCATTCAGCCCAGCGGCACCAGCAACTACGCTGCATATTACGAGGATGCATGGATGAATGACATGTCTCAAAAGATGGTTGTAGGGGAATATGTGTTAAGTGATGACTTAGCGCGTTGCAGGCCATATATTGAGGATGCATTAGAATATTGCAATGGTACACATCAGTTTGAGGATATTGTGCAAGGTATTGCAGAAAGTAAGATGCAATTCTGGCCTGCGCCAAGGGGGTGCATGGTAACGGAAATTGTGGTATACCCTAGAAAGAAGGTTTTCAACATTTTCCTAGCGGGTGGTGAATTGGATCAGTTAAAAGACATGCATGACGCTATGAACGCTTGGGCGGTAGAGCAAGGATGCACTGGCGGTAGCCTCACAGGTCGTGTAGGATGGAAAAAAGTGTTAGAACCAATGGGATGGAAGTTAGCACATTCCCATTTTGTTAAGGAGACAGAATAATGGCAGGCGGCGGCGGTAGCACAACAACAAAGCCATATGTTCCTAAGTTTGCTGAAACAGCAATGCAGCAGGGTATCGGCATGGGAACAGACATTGCGCCTTTGCAAGATACTTATACACCTTTGTATGGGCCACAAGTAGCGGCACTGTCTCCAATGGAGCAGGCTTCTATGCAAGGCACAGACATGATGGCAGGCGCATTTGGTATGCCAACCACAGGCGGTCAGCAATATCTGCCGCAAGCGCAGACATATGAAGGTGGCATTCAAGGATATTCAGCGCGTCCAATGGTTGAGGGAATGATTAGCCAGTTTCAGGCAGAGCGCCCAGAACAAGCCGAGTATCGTGAAAGTTTTGGAATTGATCCTGTAACTGGTCAAGTTGGATCACGCGTACCGCAAAATCAACCTGTAGAGTTAGAGCTACAGGGCGGCGGCGGCGGTAAATAGGAGAAAAGACATGGGTGCATCAGCAGGTGGACAAAGACTTCCAAGCGGCGGTTTAGCGGGACAAGGTGGAAGCACACCAGTAGGTGATGCGGTTCGCAACATTGGCGGTCAAGGCGGTCGCCAAGGTGGTTTTGGTTCTCCAATTCCTAACTTTGGTCAGCGCACTGACCCACGGGCAAGTATGACGCAAGGGACAATGAACATTGCGCGGCCTTTGGGCCCATCAACACAGAACCCTTACCAACAAGCGGCAGGGGCGCAGCAGCAAGCGTTAGCAACAACGGGTGCTGCAACGCAATATCAGACATCACCTACTGCAATGGGCCGTATGGCAGCGGGTATGGCATATCAGCCACCCTCAGCGGCAACAGGTACAATGACAGCGGGTACGCAGTATCAAGCTCCATCGGCAGCGATGGGCGCACTCTCACGCGGTACTAGCTACGAAGTTAATCCACTAGCGCAGCAAGGCTTCCAACGTGCGATGGGCTACAATCCTCAACAAGTAGCGGCAACACGCTACGGTGCAGCGCAAGAAGCAACACCACAAACTGCTGCAAGCGCAATGCAGGGTTATCAAAACCCATATGAAAGCCAAGTTGTGCAGCAAACATTGCGTGACATAGGATCACAAGCGCAGATGGGTCAGCAGAACTTAGCAGCGCAAGCGCAAGCGGCAAAAGCCTTTGGTGGATCGCGTCATGGCATTGCAGAAGCAGAAGCAATGAAGGGTTACACCCAGCAGATGGCAGATGCGGCAGCGCGTATGCGTCAACAAGGCTTCCAGACACAGTTGGGCGCGGGTCAGTTTGATGTAGGACAGCAATCAGCATCTACAGCACGGAATGTTGCAGCAGAGAATGTAGCGCGTCAGTTTGGTGCGCAAACAGGCATGACTGCACAACAGCTAAACCAAGCAGCAGGTCTATCTGGTGCGCAGCTTAACTTGGCAGGTACGCAGGCGCTATCTGGTGCAGACTTGGCGGCAGCGGGTGAACGCAGAGCAAGCGCAAACGCTTTGGCACAGCAAGCACTAGCAGCGCAACAAGCGCGTATGTCGGCAGCAAGTCAACTTGCGGGTACAGCAGCACAATCAGAGCAGCTTGGGTTAGGTGCAGCGGGTCAGGTCGCAGGCGCACAACGTGCAGACGTTGGCACACGAACAGGCGCAGCATCACAGCTTGCAGGTCTAGGTCAGCAATCGTTTGGTTACGGTCAATCAATTCAAGATCAGCAAATGCGTCAAGGCGGCATGCAGCGAAACATCATGCAGAATTTGATTGGCGCTGGGCAACAAAACTTTGGTCAGTACACAGGCGCACCCACAGGTGGCTTGAATACGCTTCTAGGCGCACTAACAGGCGCAGGCGTTCCATCAGGTCAGACTGAGAGCTTCAGGCCAGGATTTTTGAACTATCTACAAACGGCGGCAATGTTCTAAATGACACGCGCAGAAATTGAACAAATAGCAAGAGAAGCGGCAGCACAATATGGTCTGCCTGCTGATGTTTTTCTGCGCCTGATAAATCAAGAAAGTGGGTTTAAGATTGATGCTCTTTCGTCAAAGGGTGCTTATGGGCCTGCGCAGCTAATGCCTGATACGGCAGCAGAGCTAGGCGTAAATCGTGAAGACCCGCGTGAGAACATCTTTGGTGGTGCAAAGTATTTACGTCAGCAACTAGACAGATTTGGTCAAATGCCATTGGCGCTTGCTGCATACAATGCGGGTGCGGGTAACGTAGAAAAATACGGCGGCATTCCACCATTCAAGGAAACGCAAGGTTACATTCAATCTATTCTTGGCAGTATGGATGGGCAGCCTTTAAGCGCGATGAGGAACACAAACATGTCTATGAACCCAAATGCACCGCAACGCACTGGCCTATTAGGAGCCTTAGATATTCTGCGCAAACCAGACCCTGCAACTGGGATGACAGGCATGCAGCGTCTAGGTCGGGCGCTTGATCCATTGCTACCACAGTCACAGAGAATGGGTGAACGGTTTGAGGCAATGGGAGCGCGTAACTTAGCGCAGCAGTCAAGAAACACTACTGTAGAAACTTTGAAGCAACGTGCTGCCAACGGCGATCAGCTTGCAGCGATGGTTTTGCAGGGTTTAGAGAGTGGAGCGTATGACGCGAGAACTGCGATGTCTATGTACATGCAAGAAATGATGAAGGGTGGCATTTCTAAGTCTGACATGAACAAGATGGTTGTGGATGCGCGTAAAGAGTTTACAGGACTAGCTCCCGTTAAAGATTTCGCAGATGTGAGCTTTGCTTATTCGCGCGTTGTACGATCAGCGGATAATCCATCACCAGCGGGTGATTTGGCTTTGATCTTTAACTTTATGAAGGTGCTTGATCCCGGGTCTGTTGTGCGTGAAGGTGAGTTTGCAACAGCGCAAAATGCGGGTGGAATTGATGAGCGTGTAAGAAGCCTATACAACCAAGTTGTAGAAGGTACTCGCTTGACTGAAGCGCAACGTGCTGACTTTGTAGATCGTGCGGGTCGCTTGTACGGTGGCGCACAAGAGCAATACCAATCCATTGCCAATCAATACACAGAATTTGCAAGGCAAGCTGGTCTTGATCCTCAGTTGGTTATTCCAGACTTTAGCTTTAAAGGTACAGTTCCTGAAAAGCCCACTATCTTACAAGTGCCGCCAAATCCAATGCCAGAACGGTTCCCGACTGATGCAGATTGGAAAAACCACTGGCAGAATGTGATGTCGGAAGAAGAACGTAAAGAATTTCTAGGAGGCTAAGATGGCTGATTTGACGGAAGCGCAACGCAAAATCTTAGACCGCACGTTAGCGAAAGAGGAAGAACGCTTACGGGAGCAATCTTTAGTTCCTACGCAAAGAACTCGGACGGCAATGCAGGGTCTGACGTTAGGCTTTGCAGATGAGATAGAAGCAAGAGCAAGGGCGCTTGCGACAGGCGAGACTTATGAAGAAGCGCTGGATCAAATCCGTAGTGGCATTAAAGCATACCAAGAAGCGCGTCCTACAGAAGCAATGGCCTATGAACTAGGTGGTGCGGTTGCTCCGATGTTGTTTACAGGTGGTGGTGCTGCGGTTCCAACACTGGGGCGTTTAGCGGCTCGTGGTGCAGCAGAAGGTGCTGTTTACGCTTTTGGCACTGGTGAAGGTGGCGCGGCAGAACGCGCAGCGCGTGTACCATCTGGTGCAGCATTTGGCGCAGGCGGTAGTGTTGTGGGCGGCAAAGTTGCACAGTATGGCATTCAAGGTGTAGAGGCTCTCGTAGATGCAGCAAGACGCACAACAGGTCGCAAAGGTGCATCAGTCGTAGAAAATGAAATACAGCGCCTTGTGGAGCAAACTGGCAAGACACCAGAACAAATTTTTCAAGATATTGTTGACGGTAAAATTTTAGCAGAGAACCGTACTATTGCAGCATCTGTTAAGGCTTTGCGTGGTCAGGGTGGCCCAGCAGCGGCAACAATTCAAACAGCGTTGGAGCAAAGACCTCGTAGGTTACGCAGCGCTGCGCAGGCAGAAATTGCAAAATATTTAGATGATGTTGGTGGCGATCCGACAGTATCTGCGGCTCGTCGTCGGGCGACTAGCGAGAAAGCAACGCGAGAAGCAGAGAAAGCTGCTTATGCTCCATTCAAAGAGCAGGTCGTAGATAATGATGTATTCCTAGCGTTGAATAATGCTTTGGAGAGTGTGCCAGAAGCTGGCGATACTTTGTTAAAGATAGCGCGGCGTAATCGCGTTAAGGGTTTATATCGCATTAACGAAGATGGCGAAGTTATTTTTGCGAGAAAACCATCTGTGTCAGAAGCAGAACGAATTAGGCGTGTAATAAACGAGAGAGCGCAGAAAGAGGGCAAAGATATTGACTTTGAACTAGGCGAGGCAACAAAAGGTGTAGAGCAAGAAGTGCGCTCTGCGTTGGATGTTTCCGTTCCAGACTTGATGTCCACAAGAGCGCAAGCGGCAGCGGTACGTTCTAATCGTGACGCGTTTACTGCTGGTCGGAAAGCGCTAACAGGTGACGTAAATGAGGTGATGGTTGAGCTAGAAGATAAGTGGACGAGAAATCCTGAGACACTTGCAAGTTTCCGTGCTGGTTTCTTAGCTGCTTTGCAAGGTAAATTCACAAAAGGAACAGAGCGCAGCACACTGCGTAATTTGCTTGAAGAAGGTAAAGCAGAGGGAATGATGCTACGCGCTCTTGTGCCTGATCCGCAAGACCAAGCTCAAATTTTACGCAAACTGGATATTGCCGTAGAAGGTGAGGATGTGTCGCAGGTAGTTCTACGAAACACACAAACTGCTGAAACGCAGATGGCGGCGAAAGCGCAAAACGCTGGCGTTTCTGTAGCGGAAAGCATGGCGGCGTATGGTGGCGATGTGAACTCTATTTTGTCTATATCTCGCAAGTTTGTAGATAGCTTCAGCAGAGATTTGACAGATGCAGAGCGTCAGAAAATCGCTGAGATATTAGTTTCAGAAAATCCTGATCTTGTTCTTCGTGCAATTACTGATGATCGTGCAATAGCACAAGCACAGCAATTCATTAGCAGAATTACGCCATTTGTTACTAAAACTGGTGCTACGTTTGGTGCTAGAGAGGCAGCAGGGCCAACATCTGATGTATTTGGCCCACCGTTAGAGCCAGCCGCACAATCTGCATTAGGAGCATTCACGCGATGAGACTTGAACCACTAGATCAAACACAGATTGAGAGCATAGTTTCCAAAGCAATCCAAGACGCTACGGACTTTATAGACAGCGAGATCGCACCACAACGGATTAAGTGCCAGCGCTACTTTGATGGTGAGGTAGACATTGGGTACGAGGAAGGTCGCAGCAGAGTTGTAGCGACAAAATGCCGTGAAGTTGTGCGCGGTCTAAAGCCAAGCATCCAGCGTATATTCCTCACTAGCGAAAAGCCTGTAGAGTTTGTGCCGCGCGGCCCAGAAGATGTTGCGATTGCAGAGCAAGCGACTAGCTATGTCTCATATAAGTTTCAGCAGCATGACGGATACCGCGTACTAAACGATGTATTCCAAGATGCGATGGTGAAGAAAGCTGGCATTGCATACGTTTATTTCAATGAGGAAATGGAAACAGAAATCCATACCTTCACCAATCTGACTGATGAAGAATTTGCGGTTATCATTGAAGACGATGACGTAGAGGTTCTTGAACATGAGATGCGCATGAGCATTTCAATGGATCAGATGGGTATGGAGATTGAAGTACCAGAGCATGACGTAAAGATTGCACGGTCTATTCCTCACGGTGACATCTGCATTGAGAGCGTTCCCCCAGAGGATTTCTTTGTAGACCGCAATGCGCGTAGCATAGATAATTACTACATCTGCGGTCACAGCACAGAAATGCGCGTGTCTGACTTGATTGCGATGGGATTTAGCCCAGACGATTTGGCTGGCCTAGATAGCACTGAATACAGCGTTGTGGATGACGAAGCTGAATTTGAGCGCCGTGGTTATGCAGTAGATGAGGGTGAGGATGAGAACATCACTGCCGCTTCTAAGAAAATCACAGTCACAAATGCCTACATGGAATTGGACATAGAGGGTACAGGTGTACCGCGTTTGTACCAGTTCTTGTGTGCTGGTTCTACGTTTAAGCTGTTAAACTTCTACGAAGCAGATTGTGCGCCATACGCGATTTTTGAGTGTGATCCAGAGCCACACGCTTTCTTTGGTTCATCATTGGTTGATTTGGTGATGGACGATCAGGACGCAGCTACAGCGATGCTGCGCGGTGTTCTTGATAACGTGGCGTTGACTAATAACCCAGCATTGCAGATTGTTGATGGTCAGGTTGCCGTGGATGATTTGTTGAACAACGAGATCGGGCGCATTGTGCGGGTGAAAGCGCCTAACAGCGTCATGGAAATGGCAGTACCGTTCACAGCGGGTCAGACACTTCCAGCACTGCAATACTTTGACCAGTTGGTAGATAACAAGACAGGCGTTTCTAAGATGGCGCAGGGTCTTGATCCAGATGTCCTAAAGTCTTCTACAGCAACAGCGGTTGCAGCATCTATGGAAGGTCAGACAGGCCAAGCAGAGGTGATTGCGCGTAACTTTGCAGAGGGTGGAATGCGCCAGTTGTTCCGCTTGATGTTGGATTTGATGGTTAAGAATACCGAAAATGAAGAAATCATGCGCCTCAACGGTTCATTTGTGCCTGTAGACCCCAGAGCGTGGGACACAGACATGGATTTGATTGTCAACGTTGGTATAGGCACTGGACGCGAAAACGAGCGTGCAGCGGCCCTACAGCAAGCCTTACAGATACAGCAGCAGGTGTATGCCCAGTATGGCCCAATGAATGGTGTAGTCAGTCTGACGCAGATACGGAATACGTTAGCTGACCTGTTGGCCCTTGGTGGGTTGCGAAATGCGGATCGCTACTTCATGCCAATGACCCCAGAGATTGAACAGCAGATGATGATGCAGCAACAGCAGATGGCGCAGCAGCAGCAAGCTATGGCAGCGCAACAGCCTGACCCGAATGCGGCATTTATGCAGACAGAGGCCATGAAAGCGCAGACACGGGCGCAGGTAGACATGACCAAGGCGCAGATGGATTATCAGTACAAGATGCACAAGCTGGGCATGGATGACGACTTGGCGCGTGATGACATGGTTCAAGACTTGGCGGTCAAGGTTGCTGAGATACTTGGCAAGTACGGAACAGCGGTTGATGTTGCCAGGCGTGAAAGCAGAGCAAGACGCGGTACGCGAACACAACGCGCAGATGATGGGAATGCAAGGTGGATATTGAGCAAAGAGCTAAACGCTCAAAATCACTGTTAGAGAATGAATGGTTCATGGAAACCATAAAGGATTTGCGGGACACCCAAATGAGGACTTTCGCAGATAGCAGCGCCCCAGAGGTGGAGAAACGTGAGGATGCTCACGCCATCTTGAGGGCATTAACAGCAATAGAGCGTCAACTACAGGCAGATGTAGATGCCTTGGCGCTAGTACAACGGAAGGGAAAGCACCGTGGAAACGACTAACCCAATCAACGGTAACGATTTAGAGGCGGTTACCGAAAACTTGATTTTAGAAACGCCTAATAATTCTGATGATGCATCAGATGAAGCTGTTGAGGTAACTGGGGACACCCAGCCTGAAACGGTAGAGATTGAAGCACAAGATCAGGATGATGACGTATCATATGACGACACAGAGACATATGATGAGGATGTTGAGGTTGAGGAACCCTCAGTTCAAGAGGAGCCGACATATTTCACTGTCAAGTTGATGGTGAGGAGCGTCAGGTAGACCTAGATGAGCTTACTCGTGGTTACTCAGGGCAAAAGTACATCCAAAAGGGCATGGCAGAGAACGCTGAAACTAAGAAGAATTTAGATCAGTTTACTCAGCAAGTCGCCCAAGAACGCCAGATGCTACAGCATTTGATTAACCAAGCCCAGCAGGGCGCTATTCCTGTTGTGCCTGAATATCCGTCTGAGGAACTGAAAGACAGTGACCCTCTTGGTTTTCAGCTACAAGCAGAAGAATATCGCCGCGCCGTAGAACAGCGTCAACAGTGGGAACAGCAAGTTTCCTACGTTACGCAGCAGCAACGCGCTTATGAGGAACAGCAGCATAATCAGTATTTAGAACAGCAGGCCCAGCGCTTGTCTGAATGGATGCCTGAATTTGCTGACCCTGAGAAGCGCACAGTGTTCGTACAGGAGATGTCTTCTAAAGCTAAAAAGCACTACGATTTGACAGATGAGCAAATCAGCACAGTGCGTACAGCAGAGGAAGTTATGATCTTGAATGATGCACTAAAATGGCGGGAACTACAGGCTAACAAGTCCAATGCCCAGAAAAAGGCAGAGGGTGCGCGTCCAGTAGTGAAACCAGCAGCAAGACGAGCGGCAACGGCTGGTAAGGCATCAAAGGCTAAGAAAGCATCACAGGCTATGAAGCGGTCAGGAAGCATTGATGATATTGCTAACTGGCTCACCTCTTAACTTTTGTCTAAAGGAATAAGACAATGGCTGTTACAGCAAACACAAACGAGACTTACGATGTAAGCACAATAAGAGAGGATTTAGCACCTGCATTATCCTCAATCAGCCCGACTGAAACTATTTTCATGTCAACAATCGGCACACGCAACGTAGACAACACTTACTTTGAGTGGAGTGAAGTAGACCTTGCAGCGGCTGGCGCAAACCGTCAGATTGAGGGTGACGTTGGCATTGCTAACACTGCACCAACAAACGCGGTTCGTAAGGGTAACTACACACAGATTAGCGCTAAGGTTGTAGAGGTTTCCTCAACAAACCAAGCAGTTAACGGTGTTGCAGATGCTCAAACAGTAGCCAAGCAAGTCGCCTATAAGTTGAGTGAAATGAAGCGCGACATGGAAAAGATGTTGTTGGACAACGTAGCTGCGTCAGCGGGTGCATCAGGCACAGCGCGTCAAACTGCGGGTCTAGGTGCATTTTTGACAACAAACACTGCATTCGGCACAGGCGGTTCTGCGGGTACAACATCAGGTTCTGGTGAAGCAGGTTATCCTGACGCAGCAGCAACAGATGGTACACAACGTGCAATCACAGAAGACATCCTAAAAGACGTTATCGCGTCATGCTGGGATGAAGGTGCAGAACCTTCAGTTGTTCTATGTGGATCGTTCAACAAGCAGACTATCTCAGGTTTCACAGGTAACGCGACACGTTACAAAGAAGCAGAAGATAGCAAGCTAAATGCTGCGATTGACGTCTTACATCTCTGATTTTGGTGAGCTTCAAATTGTTCCAGCGCGTCACATTCAGTGCGCGTGACTGTATTCGTGCTTGATCCAAACTATGCAGCGGTTGCATTCTTGCAAACAGCGAAGCAAGAGCCTCTTGCAAAAACTGGTTTGTCAGAGCGCCGTTTGATCTCTGCGGAGTATGGCCTACAGGTCACTTCACAGAAAGCACACGGTTTCGTAGCAGACTGTACAACATCATAATAGATTGGGGGCTACGGCCCCCTTTCTCCTAGAGGTGGCAGTATGAAAAAAATTAAGATTACAACAGACAGAACTTGGGTAGGCGGTAAGAAAGCTGAAAAGGGCCAGACTTACGAGGTCACGGCAGAGGAAGCTGAATATCCTTGTTGCTAACGGGTTCGGTGAAGAAATTAAAAAGGCAGCGCCAAAACGAGCGCGTGATGCCAAGGGGAAAGCTAAAAGCTGATGACCCTTCTACGCCAGACGTAAACGAAGCGTGGGAAGGCGGGAAAGCACCTAAGAAACGCGGAAGGCCAAAGAAGAATGTCTGACACTATTCTAAACACTGAGTGGCACACAGAAGACGACAAGGTTGTTGTAAAGCGTAGCCAAGATATTCAGAAGCATTTTGGACTTTAACAAAGAGCGCCAGATTGACGGTCACAA